GGCTTTGTCAATTGAGTTTCTAAGGATGAGGAAAGAACAGGCGGTGATCCGTTTAAATCCTCTGCATCACCTTCTTGATTCAATTCGTCAATGTACCGACCAATTTCAGACCCTACTTTCGGGTCGAGATCAACGTATGAATTTGGGTTGGTGAAGTCAAGAAGATTACCGTGAGCATCTTCAAGGTTGTGTTCCACAATGGAGTGTCGAAATTCAAATTCCATAGTGACCTTGTTCATGGCCTCCATCACAGCCTTGATACTTTCCTCACCCTTAGAACGTTGCCTACTCTCCCATCCCATTTTTGATGCGATATCCCTACGAGCCATCATTTCGGAGTAGGAGAGCTGACGTAGCTTAACATAGCCACCCGGAAGAGTAGTCAGATCATGATGATGCAAATGAGTTCTATCAATCGTAGCGCGAGGCATAACTATTCTCCTGTATGTACTTGCTATGTAATATTAGTTGGAGACTTCACAGAAATTTTGTAAGCATCTCCACCGGAAATACCAACGCATCGGCCAGTGAAGTCGGCCATTACGATATCTCCCATACCTTCTAGCGCGGGAGTATATGCATCGTAACTAACTCTGTTGGCCTGAATTGCAATACCACTAGTGGCAGCAGCAAACGTTGCACCGCCATTAGTGGACTCTAGCTTAATTGCCCGTTGAGTATTACCAACAAAATTATCATAATCGGTACGATCAAGAAAGTCTAGCTCCGATTCGATCTCAGCTTCAGTAATTCCATAACTAATATAGCTGGCAGATCGCTGCGCATGAATTCGGTTTTGCGCTTCTGCATTATAGTTAGCACGGAAGGTGAATCCATTGAAGTTCACATCAACTGCACCGAAAGTTGGAGATGCAGCAGACGCAGCTAGATAGATCCTATGAGCATCGGCACCAAGAAGATCAGCCGCAACCCAAGATTCTGTAGGATTCGATTGACTAGCTTCAGAAAGACCGAGGATATCAACGCTGCATTGAAGAACGCCATCAGTGATAGTAAATTCAAAGCTACCACAGACGCAACCAGCATAACCAAAAACTACTTCGTTACGAACAACCGTAATAGATAGCGTTCTAGGAACGTTACCGCTAGCCGCCGTGGAAGCAGATCCAGCCGATGAAGGGGTATATTCATACACGTATGGACCAGCGCCACTCTTTGCGATTGAATGCCTAGATGCGTGCATGAAATACGGGAGGAATCGAGGATCAACTTCCATGTTGATCGGTCCTGCAACGTGATAGTAACTTGACTTTACATCAGAGACGATACTCTGCTGCCGAATCTGTTCTGAGTAATATTTATCCTCGGTATATTCGACACCTTCATCAAGGACAGGGACGTACACGGTCGGAGCAACGTAGGTGCCCATTGTGGTTTCAAAGGCAAGTCCAACGCTACCACCACCGCCCAGACCTACTGGCATTAATTCTCACTCCCCTCTACTTCTTCAGTTGTAGGAGCTTCTACTCTAACCGTGGTGGTGTAAGAATCCACCATAGCTTTTGATGCCTCAGCCTTACCCGAAACTTTAACGAACATAACTCCTGAAAGAGCCTCTTTAACTTCCATCCGGTGTCGTGCTAGAAAGGAGATTTCTTGATCTTCAGTTAGCTCTACGAAACCTCCATTGGGTACTAGAAATCCGCCAAGGTCAAATTCTGTACCCTTTTCCATCTGCGGATGGTTAAATTCGATTTTAAGCGGCATCGAAATTCACCCTGTTTTCTCCCGTCCAACTAAGACGAGTTGTTACGACCATCTCGGATTTCTGACCAATTGCCCGAGTCACAATACCTGGAGATTCCATCTCTATGTAACCGAAGATAATATGACCTCCTAAAGAGAAGTCGTCATGAACAAATTTTCGTACTGCCTGGGCAAGCTCAATATCTTCTCTAGTTCGGACTCTATGGGATGCACTCAGGTTCGCATGGAATACGAAGATATCACAACCGAAAGTGACGTGAAATTGCCTAGTCCCGTGATGGCGACGTTCAAGAGGTTTTTCGGCGGCAAGCACAGCAGCAGGGTAGTGTGGGAGTAGTTGTTCATCTCCATATGCCACATAACGTAGACCTAAAGCTACTTTATTATTATCTAGTCGTTCGTATAGGTAGTCAAGAACCTGAAGAATATCGTAGAAATCTTGCGCCATTAGTCAATGATCTGCCTTGGTGCCCTACGACGAGACGGATCACGAGTTCTAGCAAATGTCTTACCCTTAGAGGAAGATGCCTTTTCAATGACACCCTGGAACCAATCGTCAAAAACTTCAAGAACTAGTAACTCAGCATCCTCTGACAAACCAAGGAATCGTCGCTGAGGAATTCCTTGATCCAAATGAACGTACTCGTCGCGGCCAGTACGATTAGGCTTTTTAGGATCATTAGGAATAATACCGAATCGTGAACCAGAGGACCTCTCAGGCTGTTGATGATATTTCCAATAAGGAGGGAGTCCACCAGTATTATAGAAAAGAGAATCGTTACTGACTTTGAAAGGTTTCTCTGAAGTAGCAGCCCTACGTAATCTACCTTGCCAATTAAGGATATCCCCTGAGTGTGAAGGTCTGAGATAAGGTACCTGGTTCTTTGCATAAGAAGGAGACCAGTCAATCCAGGGCTGACCTTCAGGATCATGCTGACCCCTAAAGTTCTCTTCAATATCCGCAGAGATAATACTCTTAGAGATAAGGAGTGGAGCCGTTCTATTCGATAGGTCATCCTCAACCTGCATGATTTTCCTTTGAAAAACCGAAGGATGAGGAACCCAGGTGAAGGTAATGGAACCACTAGCTTCCTTACCGTACTTTCCTAGGAATGGACCTGATCGTGTGAATGCCATAAGTAGCTAAAACTCTGAGGACATAGAGAATTTAGGTGAATCAGTATCAGGATCGTTGGGATAGAACATGTCCGTTGTTAATCCTAGGCTTTCATCAGGAACTTCTTCTAGAACAAAAGTACCACTGACGATTCCCTTGAGCATTTCCATTGCCTCGTTATACTTTAATTGAGCATATGAAGGATCATCTAGAGAATCCTCAGAATACCGCAGACGATAGATAAAAGCGGCACCTAGACGACCCCCGATAGCTCTAATTAATTCTGGAGTAGCCCCAGGGGTCGTCCAAGTAGCCATTTCAGTAGGATCTACTGTACCCGCGAGAGTCCCTCTAATGACACGTTCTACATCGTTCTTCACTTCTTCCAAATAGTCTGCTGCGGATTCCGCAGACAGTTTATCCTGTGGAAGATGAACGTTGATATCGGTGTCATCAATGAGGGCCATTACTTAACTTCTTCCACTCCTGAAGGAAGCGGGGGTTCAGCATGATCATCAGGGAGTGCAAAGATCGAGCCTGTAGTGTAGCTTCTTAGAAGCATTTCACTTTCAGCATTAGCACTCTCTTCCGTTGCTTCCACAGCAGCCGCAAGTTGATCTCTAACGAATTCGATTGGTGAACCAGGATAGTCGTCGGTCAATCCATCAGGAAGAGGATAGTCACGAACGACACCCTTTCGTTTTAGTTCAGCAAACTCATCATTTGAGATTTCAAGCTGTTTTGCTGTTACCTTTTCGCCCCTTTGAAGAATCTTTCGATTGAGAACGATCTTTCGACCATCCTTCATTTCTCTAGACTCCCCACCGAGGTAGATATCAGACCAAGCATACATAGTTGCCATTATTATTCTCCTGCTATCCTAGTTACCAAGCTGACGAACCAAAGGCATCAACGATTAGATAACCAGCAGACGAGTTGGTAATCTTGAGATCGTACTGCCATGTAGTACGCACCAGGTCACTCTTACGACCTTCTTCACGCCAACGCTCGGTAGGTTGAAGATCTGAACCCTGACCACCCGGAGGCCAGAAGAATGTCTTACCGAACGATAGATCACGACGCTGCATAGCAGGATTGACGAAACCAATGAATACATCCTTACCCCACATAGAGGAAAGAGATTCGGCAGCATCAATGTTATCTGCTACGTTGTAAGTAACATCCGAGAGAAGAATCTCACCTTCAAATCCTGTCAGCTCACGAAATGCATCAGGATCAGTTAGATTAAAGTTGCTGAATCTAGCAACTACATCGGGATGATTTTCAAGAATCGAAACACCAAGGCGAGGCATGACTAGAAGGTTCGGTGGGCGACCAATCTTGGAGTTAATTTTCAGAATGGCGGC